GCGACTAAATATTCATTGAATCCAATTTCCCAACTCGCACTAATTCTCTCAAACAAAGCAGACTCTGGATCATTTGAATCCATAAGCGCATCAGCAAATTGGCGATCAACTGTTTTATAAACAACTGCCGCCAAAGCTATGTTAAATGGATTTAAAGTTCCTCTTACATCATCATCTGATAAAATTTTATTTTCACCATAAGATGAAAATGCAGAATTAACAATATGACCAACTACTCTTTGCTTTTTATGTTCAATATTTGTTGGTTTATGTATGAAATATTTCTTAAAAGCAATAGCTGTATTCGTATCAATTCCATCACCATTTTTGTTAAAACGATTTACAACAGCAGCATTAAAAGCTGCACCAACTAAATCTACATTCTTATCTAAATTAACAGTTGCTGGAATAATAGATTTTAATGGTTCAAGTGAAGCTTGAGATAACAAAATATTTTTATCAAAGTTCACAGAAGCGGTAACAATATTCTCAAATGATGTCTTATAAAGGAACATATTATTAGATTTTACACTGAATATTTAGTGCTGTGATACAAAAGACCAGCGGCATAACTATCTAGTTCGTGTTCTGCGGCAACATTTTGAATATTATTTAATATTCCTAATTTGTCTAATTTTGCAGGATCATTAAGAACTTCAATGGCTAAATTATTCCATGAATCCAATTCTGAACCCATTATAATTGCTTCAGAAATACCATTAGCTAATTTCTTTTGTTCGACATTTAAAGATTTCTTTGAGTATTTCTTTTTTAAACCAGATTCAACTAAACTATATAAATCTTTAGTTCTGTCTAATACTTTTGCAATCGCATCTTTAGAATAAACTGATGCTTTTGCGCCAATTGGACGACCTTTTTCATTTGGAGTGGATGTCTTTTTATTTGGAGTCGCTCCACCTACGTCAGGCAATGGAGGCGGAATAACAGGAACGCCGCCAACAATTGGATTGTAATAACCTTGTTTTCTTTCTTGAACAAATTTTTCTTGAGCAGAAGCAAGCTCTTCTTTGGTTGGATAAATTCCTGTTTCAATAACCTTTATTCCTTCTTCAGGAGGAAGAATACCAAGCTCCATCATTCGCGTAACTACACGATTAAATTGAGTTTCATCTTTGATTGATACTTCTTCAAACTTTGCAATTGGGCATTTTCCTTTGAATCCTAAATTACGAAAAATCAATTCCATTTCAGGCTGTAAAAAATCATTTAAGAAAGCTTTTCTAGCTTCCTTTAATCTTTCGAAGAACACTTGAGCTTTTACTGTTGTATTAGCAAATTTTTCGGAACCAATTAATATATTTTGCAATCCTTCTTTTATATCTTCATTGACTATTTTATATTTTTCATAACCTAGAACTCTATTCATATCTGGAATAATAAATTCGGCTTTTGTCGTATAATCAGCGACAAGAACTCTACCAACCGATTGATTACTCAAAAGACTTTGCATTGCTTTAATATTTTTATGATTGATGCCACCTTTTGTTGGCTCAGTACCCATAGTAATCAATAAAATTACATTCTCGATTGTGCGGCAAATAGCTTGATCAATCTTTTTCATTTCCATTTTAAAATTAATATCATCAAGAACTGCAAATCCAAAAGGCACAGCAAAAGGTTCATAGTCTTGTTTCTTATAAAAAGAATATATAATATTAGTAGGATTTATTTGTATTTTTAGTCCATCTCTTGCCCATTGCCCATTAGTGATCTTATTTTGAGTCTCTTTATCTAAACTATTAAAAACCATTTTATCATGCTCGTTTTTTGGTGAGCGAAGTCTTTCTAATTCATATTCAGAAAGAATTTTTTGATAAACAACTTGATGCCAAGAACTAGTATGATTTGTTGTTAGATAAAAAGGATTCAATAAAATATATTGAACTGGAATCGAATTCTTTATGTCATAATTAGTTGGATAATTATATAATTTTATATCTGTATTATAAGAAGCTCCATCATATGAAGCGTATGTTTCTAGAATCTTTTGGAAGTCATCGATCTCAAACTTAGCATTAATCTTGTAAAAGAAAACATTACCACTACGATAATACTCGCGGAAATACTGATCTTTAATATTCCACATTCTTGTATACTTCATCCATTTGGCAAAAAAGTCCTTAGCTTTCTGACTACCTCCCTCAAGATAAATCTCAGCGTTAGCAAACTCAGACATGATATCTACTGCATTTCTAAAAATAGCGACATTAGCATAAGCTTTTTGACACAATTCAATAGCATCGCGGATATTATATCCGTTTACAGAGAACTCAAAAGGTAATAAACCTTCACGAATATTACCATATTTATAAATTTTTGGTCCTACATATGCTAGATTGCGACGAAGATTAGTTGTTTCGCCTGAACCTGTTCTTTCATAAGTCGAAGCTTTTGATTCTTGCTGATAGAATGGATCTCCAACTAAAGAAGGTTCAGAAAAATCTTTCAACATAGCGTCCAAAGGTTGTGAATGTTCTTCATTAGCTTTAGAGAACTTGTTCCAATAATCTGAACGTTTATTATATTTACGACTCATGTTAATAATAGTTACACATTGTAACTTTAAAAGTGACTTTTAAACTTTAAGCAATAAACATTGGTTCAAAAGTTTCAGTTATATCTTCAACATGAGTGTTATTCATATCAAAGTAAATTTTACATAACCAGTTACCTAATACCAATGCAGAATAACTATCTTTACGAGGTTTATCAGGTCCAGATTTACGTTTCAGATTAGGTGGTAAATCAAAATTCTGCATACCTTGAGAAGAAGTTGTTATTTGTATCAAAGCGCATTCTGTTTTTGTAAGCATAATCATATCTGATAAATGTTCAACAAAGTCAATCATCTTCGCTTCTTCATTTTCTTTTTCAGTATCTAAAGCATTAGAGAATTTCAAATCTGAAATACCTATATGTTTTTTAGTTTGGCTTCTAAAATTATCATCAATTGCTCTACTAGCAAAATAAGTACGACGATGATCAAAGTTAGCTTGTAATAACTCATTAGCTAAACGTATCCATCCAGAAGTTGGCTTTCGCAAGAATACGTATTTATAATCTGATTTATTATATTCAGTCTTTGCGGAATATAAATTTTGAGCATACTCTTCTGGTCTCTCAAATTCAGTTACCATTGGTTTTAAATTGATTTTGGCATCTTTAAACAATTCACTTTCGTTGCAAGAATTCATAAACTGAACGCCACCGTTATAGTCCATACAAACACCTACAATATTAAAGTTCTGCAATATATATAAGAAATATTTTATATGATCTTTTAATGAAGATCCAGAAAGAGCATATGAATGTACTAATGTGTTTATCTGTTTTTCTTTATTAATCTTTAATACTTGAATTGCGAAATCATCTGATGATTCAGTTTCTGACCAAGAAGGATCAACGGCTAAAATATACTCATCTTCTGGATTTCCGACAACTTCAACAGATGGAGCTTCGCCATCTGGAACTGTACATAAAGCCATCTTAGATATTTTAAAATATCCAGAACTGTCGTCACTAAATTGAGCGCCAAACTCACGCAAGAATTGCGACTCACTCATTGTGGCCTTCGCTTGATTGATTAGATTCTGATCATATAGTTGCAATGGAGCGCAATCATAAGAGAGCTGCATAATGCAACGTTTTGTTTTTTCTTTGTTTTTAGGGTTGAATATCAAATTCTCATACTGCTCATAAAGCTTATATAAATATTCAAATTTGAATGAAGCAGAAGACAGCGCAATTAATTTATTATTAGGCCATATATATCTGTCGTCTTCAGTCATCTCGCCTTTAGCGATCAACTGTGTTTCTAAATTATATAATTCTTCTCTTTGAGTAGGATTCTGTACTACTGACAAGAACGGTACTATAACTTCGTTATAAATTCGTTCAGGCATCAAAAGAAACTCGTCAATAATTATCCTATGAAAACGGAAACCACGAAGCTTTTCGCCATCGCCCAAAGGCAATGCGCGAATTCGACTTTTACCAATTTCCATCACCCATTCGTCATTAGACTTTGATACCTTTGTAATACATTGTTTTAAAAGATAAGCTTCAGGTTTTGCAGCAATATCTTCTATCTTTTTAAATATCATTTTTGACTGGCGAAAAGAGCGCGATAATATACCTGTTTCAATTCCTTGATTCAATATAGCATCTAATACTGCATAAATACCGCATGTATACGATTTTGAAAGCCCACGACTCCATACAGCTAAAAAATAATCACTTTCTAACATTCCTTTAATAGCCATGTGTTGAAAAGGAAATAACTTTACGCCAGTGATTAAATCAGTAGCAAAAGTAGTATTATTGCGAAGAAATTGATAAAACAATAACTTCGCTTCTCGTTCTTCTAAATAACCAGGAATCTTTGCTAATTCCTCATTGGAAATTAAGCGTGATTTCCTTGGTACTTGATTCCCTATTTCCCACATAATCTAAAAAATATTGTATGTCTACCTGCCACAGTGACTTACCATGATATAGTAATTTTGGTATAATCTCTAATGATTTATTTCTATCGCCAGTAAATATAAATTGCGTATGTCTTGGATATTTATGGCACAAGCTACGCATATTATGAAAAACATATTCTAGATTTGTTTTTCTATTATATTTCTTTTGATTTATTAAAATATTTGCTATAGTTGTCTCTACAACAACAAATAAATAACAATTCAGCTCAACAGCTCTTTGGACTTCACGCTCAAACCTTTCAATGCCAGAAGCCATTGTTCCAAGAAAATCTGATTCACTTTTTCTGTCAACAAATGTGTTAGTAAAATATTTCTTATCAGCAATAAGATAATCTCCAACATAAATTTTTTCAACTTTTGTATTTTCAAAAGATAATGGATCTTGCTCCCGAGTATCTACAAGAATAGGCAACTTAGAAACATCAGTTGATTTAAAAACTTCAGGTAAATTTTTATTAAACAATGGTTCAATATTCAATAATTTACAAGCAGCAGTATATGAGTTGAAATATTTTTTATATATAGTCAAACTCGGCATATTCAATGTAATCAACTCATTATGAAATGGAGCAAAACGATAACTCTTTTCATCAACTCTTTTCTTTAAAAGTTCCAAGCACTTTTCTTTTACAATTTCTGGATTATTAGCTTTTTCCCATTTCAAGAATTCAGAATAATCAATAAATTCTGTTTCAAAATACTGCTGCTTGTTCTTAAAAGGTATTCTTTGACGATAGTACAATGAATATCTTGGAAAATGAGTACAATAATATTCTGCCTGATAAAGATTATGCTTCTTTAAATGGGCATGAAAAGCTCTATCGTTATTGAAAGACTCGCTACAGATTTTGCACTGAATCATATAGCATCTTCTTTAGAAATTCCTAAAATTCTAGCTTTCCAAGATGACATATTCTCCAATCGATCAGCTTCTTCTTTAATTGTTCGTTTTTGCATATCAGCGATTTGTATCATCATCTTGCGCTCTTGCTCATCTTGGAATAGCTCTACAAGATTAAGAATAGAAGCGTTTTTTTGATGCGTTAGTTCTACTCTCTTTGAGCGTTCACCGTTTAATTTTTGAATACTCTTATCTATACGACTTGCACACTGATTATATTCTTCAGATATAGTCTTAAGAACTTCAGTTAGACGCATAGTAAAATCTTTCTGATCTTGCGTCTCATTAAACATTTCATTGATCTTATTCTTTTTAATATCAATCTGGCGAAGATTGATGTAATCCATGCAAACATTTATATATAAATTTATTTCATCAACCGTAAGATCAGGCTTATCCCAAACTGATCGAACGAACTCCGCTTCAAATAATTCTTTATCTGTAGAGCTGTTATAAGAATCGTAATTGCCGACAAAACGTGGACTAGACAAGTAAGTCAATAGTTTTTCCATGCATTTTCTATGCTGCAAAGATAATTTATCTTCTGAAATGTTTTGACCCGCCCAACGATTAACTTTATTTATTACAGTTTTAATAGAGCGCGGGACTGAATATTTATCTCCAATACCTGATTCATTATCAACAAGATGATCTGGATGTTTTTCTTTTATATATTTTTGTACAGCTCTATATTCTGGCGTGATAAAAATATTTAAATTTTCTATTCCTGCAAATTTTTCATGGAATATCAATTCTGTGGCTTGTCTAGGTGTAATACCTGTTTTTATATTTTGATCGATAAATTCACAATTTTCTTTTGACAATATTTCGATCATTTGCGTGGGTTTTGGTTTTTCGCTTTTTTTAGCAAAACCTGTTGAAATCAAAAAATCTCTAACTATTTTTGATTCTTTTGATCTTCCAGTTAAATCTTCACGATTATAAAGAAGATTAGCCAAGACAACATAATCATGAATATCTTCATTTATTTTTTTTAATATAAATGCTTTTTGATCGTCACTTAACATATCACAGTGAAAATAAATCGTTATCTTTTAATAAATTTTGTGCTTTTAAGTATAGCATTTTTTTCAAATTTTTTATTTGCTTGTAACCAGCTTTTCTACCTTTTTCGTTCGTTTTAAACTTTAAGATTTTAGCTACCTGATCATCAGAAAGATTATCAATAAAAAACATTTTATAAATAAAAAAATGTTTATCACTTAAATTTTGTTTCATCAAATCGTGTAGTTTTTTTTCAGCTGTTTTAAAATCATAAGTTTGAGAAGACTCAAAACTCATGAAATAATTTTTATGATTTTCTAAACTTACAGTGATTTTAATATCGTATGCAGATTTCTTTACTTTTTCCCATTTAGCGTACAATGGACATTCATTACACTGTCTTCCACTAAGAGTAAAACCGCAAGACAGATCAAGGCCGTTTTCACTATCTTTATTTTGATTAAAAGGGCAAGATAAACAAGGTCTAGCATAATTACTATAGTTATTGCGAATTATATTTCGCATTTGATTTGTAACAATGCGATTTATCCAGGGTTCAATGGCTCGCGTTTGATCCCAAAGATGCCATTTTTTATAAATATGCAGCTTTATGATTTGTTCGATATCTTCAAAATCAAACCAAGTAATCGCTTTTAATTTCCATTTATTTTTACGCTTCTTGATTACTTGATCAATTGTTTCATACATCTCTTCAAATTTTTTATTTTTACGCTTCATCAATATCCTGAATTCTTCTAGAACTACATTCTTTTAATGATTGACGCAAAAACTCTTCTTTGCTAAGTTTTTGATAATTCACCCTTCTTCTCGGAGTTTTATCTGTATCTGATAAAGGAGAAGAATTGAACAAATCTTTCGCAAAAAATTTATTATTTGGTTTTTCTATTTCGTAATGTAGTTTTGATGGTTTACGAAAAGACGTTGGAATACCATCATCATCTTCATCAACATTTACTGTAACAATATTATTGGTTTTAGATGATATGTTTTGTAAAGAAGGTTTGCTTATATTAGCGAAACCACCTAATGAGTTGCCACAATTGCTGCAAAATTTAGCTCCAACAATATGTTTACTTCCACAACTTGAACAGTAAATATTACTCATAAATCATTATATCAATGAATGGTGGTTTTATCTAGTTTCTTAAATGTTGCAACGATATATTTTAGTATTTCACTACGCATAATATCTTCTTCGTCGAATTGAAAACAATAAATTCCACGATCTTCGCTTTCTTTATTATTAAAAAGATCGTAGACTTTCATAAAACCAGATTTATTACCAATATCTGATTGCATTGCGTCACCACAAATAAATATTTTAGTATTTTCTCCTATACGAGTTAGAAGAGTAACAAGCTCTTTAGTACTATAATTTTGCGATTCATCAGCGATGATAACTTTATCGTTCCAAGTTGCACCTCTCAAAAAATTTATTGGTAGAGCTTCGATAAAACCATTGGTTTCTAAATATTTTGATTGAGATATAGGCAACAATTCATCCAACTTATCATATAAAGGCATCATAAATGGATTGAACTTTTCATCTACGGTTCCCGGTAACGAGCCTAAAGCTCTTTCTCCAGATTCAGCAATAGTTCTAATATATTTTAATTCAGATCTCTGATTCATATTTAATATATGAAGCGCACAATATACCGCCAAAAATGTTTTAGAACTACCTGCGGGACCATTAATAAAAATAATTTTTGTATTTTTATCGAAAGCTATTTGTGCAAAACTTTTTTGTTTGTCTGTTAAATTGAAGTTTCTAATATTTAATTTGACCGATCTGAAATGATTATCGGCTATTATTTCATTAAAATCATCTTTTTCTTTTTGAATTTTTTTCTTTTTTGTTGACATGATATTTAAAAATTTACACTATATTGTATGATTTTTCACTGTTTAAGTGTTCCTTATTCTCCTACAAGAAAAGATATATCATTATGCGCCTTTATTCAAAAAGTTTATAAATTTTGTGATGAAATGACTAAAAGAGGTCATATTGTCTATCATTATGGCCATGAAGATTCTATTGTTAATTGTACAGAACATATAAATGTTGTTAATAATGATATCTTAAAAGAAAGTTATGGCAACTTAAATGATTGGAAAACAAAAGGGTTCAATCAAAATATAGATACAAAAGCTGTCAAAATATTTAATGAAAATTGCATTCACGAATTAAATAAAAGAATAAAATCTAATAATGAATTCATACTATGTTGGTTTGGCTTTGCACACGAACAGTGTGTAAAACATTTCTATAATAAAGCTATTGTAATAGAACCTAGCATTGGATATGATAGTATGTTTGCTCCAATAAAAATATTCGAAACATATAGTCAAATGCATAAAATGCATGGATTTTCTAAAACGAATATTTCTTTAGGATTAGAACACGTTGTTTATCCAGGTTTCGATAGTAAGGATTTTATTTATAAAAAAGATAAATCAAATACAGCGTTATTTCTTGGTAGAGTAATCGAAGCTAAAGGAGCAAAACTTGTTTATGATATTTGCAATCATATTGGCCAAGATATAATATTTGCAGGGCCAAATATCTTAAATCTCAAAGATACTAAGCATTGTAATTTCATAGGTTTTGTAGAACCTATTCAAAGAATGCATTTATTGAGTAATGCAAAATTTTTATTCGCTCCCTCTTTGTTTATAGAACCTTGTAACTGGACTATTATTGAGGCTCAGTTTTCGGGAACCCCTACAATAACTACGGATTTTGGCGGTTTTTCGGAAACCGTTGTTGATGGAAAAACTGGTTTTAGATGTCAAGATATCAACAGCATGATAAATAAAATAAAAGATATTGATAAAAAAATTGATTCAAAAAATTGTTATGAAAACGCTTGCGATAAATTTTCAATCAAGAAACATTGTGATTCTTATGAGAGTATTTTTCATAACCTATTTTAGATTCAGATAAGTTAGAATTGAAAAATTTCTTTTGAAAATTTTGTTTTGCAACATGTCTTTGATAATTACAAAAATCAACGTATTGAGCGGTTACTTGATTATTCTTAGCTTTGTCAACAGCGTCAAAAGTTAATTCATTAGCTTTAAGCATTTCCTTATATTCTTTAGAGTGTATCATGGATATCCATGTTTCCTTATCAAATTGATTTTGTAAATGTTGATGACATTGAATCCAAGAATTATATGAATCTGATTTTTTATTTTTTTTGATCTCTAAAATACTTAGATAATCAAATGCGTAAGCTTCATCGACAGATAATGTAATCATTTTAATTTAAAAAGTTTCTTTTAGTTTTATTGACAAAAGATTCGCCAGAATATTGACTAGTCACTCTATTGAATAAAATTGCCATGTCAATATTTTCGTCCCAACAAAATTGATTCAACCATCCATCAATAACGTACCAAGGACGATTATTAGAAAAACTTTTTTTAAGAGAATCTTTAATTGTCTTGTTATACATAATACATTGAGTACCAATTATTTTGTCAGTTATAAAACAATCAACTTGATTATTTGGCACATATTTTATATTAGATTGCGGCACACCATAATCTAAAGTTTTTGTATCTCCAAAAGAAAAATAACCAATATTATTTTCTTTGCATGTTGTAGTTATTTTATTCAATAAAATTATAAATTCAGAATGAGAAATTTCAAACAAACAATCTCCCTCACAAACAATCAAAAAATCAATATCGTCATCGAATTCTTGCATTATAGCTTTTTTATGTGAATCAAAACATCCATAATGTCTAGATGTTAATCTATCAGAACTATCAGAAGTCAATAAATCTGGGTATAAACAATTCTTTAAATATTCGTCGCCATCATATAAATCATTTTTATGATTAACGTATTTTATACCATAATCTTCAAACTTTTTAATAAATTCTTTTGATTTTTTTTCACTTTCTGTGACTAATGTTGTTTGAAGGTGAACAATTTTTATTTTTTTTTGAGTAAAGGAAACTGAGTTTTTCAACAATTCATCTATTTTATTGATTACACGTTCTTCTGTAATGTTTTTAGAACATTCAAAATTTTTATTTTCGGGGCACCATGACCAGTTACTAGGATCAAATTTATGATTTACATTATTGAAACAGCTATTACAAACCGACTTGTCATGAACATAATATTCGGTTCCGAATTCAAAAAAAGGATCAACGCTACCATTGATTTTTACTATCTTTTTATTTAAAGCCCAAGCCAACCAAGACAAACCAGAACTCAAACCAATAAAAAATTCACATCCATTCATTATATCAATAATTTCTTCAAATGAATGTTCTCCTGCGAAATAATCTATATTACTAGGGCAAGTGTTAGAATATTTTTTAGTACCAAAACTATAATGTTTATCAACACATACCACTTTATAATTTTTACGCTTAAGATAAGAAACTATTTTTTCCCAAGCACCAGATCTATTCCAATACCTAGATTGAGAAGTTGATTGTATAGCAATACATACATAATTTTCATATCTAAAATTATATTTTTTGGGAACATGAACTTTTGTACGTGTTTCTTTGTATTCTAGACCTAGCAAATCAAATGCGATTTTTTGTAAGTTAGAAGTTTGCCAGTTTTTATTAGTTAGATTTGATTGTTTAATATTATCGAAACAGCCTATTTTATATTCTACATAATAATTTTTATCATTTTTATCAGCATAATTGAAAAAACTAATATTGGAATATTCTTTTTCAAATATATCTTTTTTAGCAGTAAAATAGTCTATTTTACAATTGTGTAATTTTTGAAATTCATCCACAGCGGCCATCCAAGCAATCGAATCACCTAAACTATTCGACTCATTAATTATGCGAACATTTTTCTTACTTAAATCTAAAGTGAAAGTTTTTTGTAAACGTGATTTGAGATTTGTTACAATAATTTTCCAATCACAATAATAAGCGATAGAACATGCGGTCCACATGTTGTTTTTTATTGTTGATCTAAAATGTTCAATGTTATTTTTATTATCTATGAAACGAATTTCATAATCACATGAGACACCACCCAAGATTTCAATTTTTGGAGTTGGAAAGAATGTGCAAACAACTTTATTACGCTCTTCTTCTATATCAGATAAATTAAAATTTATTATATTTAACATGTTTGTTTCAAAACATTTAGATAATAAGTATTTTTCTAAATTATCGTTTTTAATGAAATTTATATTTTTATTATTAGAGTATTGATTTTTTATAGTATTAAGTTCAGACACGAAACAAGGCATGTTCCACGATAAAGCTTCTTTTAGAGCTATTGGATTCAATTCTTCCAAAGATGGCATAACAAAAACATCCATACAAGACATAAACACATCAACATCAGATCTTTCACCCCACACTCTACAATTTTTCTGATTTTTGTCTATACCACATTCATCAATATAACAATGATTACCTACAAAATGAAATAATATCTTATTACTAATAAATTTTTTTGCTAGTTCGAATGTATATTTTTGATTTTTATTTGAATTGAACAAACCTACTTGCAACACATGAATATAACTCGGATCTAAGTTTAGAGATCTTAAAACAGATTCTCTATCCGGTTTGTTTTTCTTAGGAATGTCCATTTCAACCAATAAGCTATCAAAATCATTTTTAATAGCGATATCATAATGATACTTAGAAACTAACCACAATTGATCAGGAATATTTCTTTTTTTAGAAATATCAGATTGTGTAGAGTGAGTCGTCTCATACAACTTGAATTTTTTGTTTTTATCGTACAAAAAGTCAACCATATCTTGAGATAAATTTTTTATTGCAAAATTTTCACTAAATTCATTCAAATGAATGTAGTCTGGATCATATTGCTTTATTTGTTCAATTATATTTTTTGATTTAGAATAAAAAACGTCATCTTGTTCGGTATAATGGCCAACACTAATAAAATTTTCTGCTCCAATCAAATTAATTATTGAATTTCTATGTATTACATATGCATCGCTATATAAATTCCATTCTATGACTTTCACAGAGTAACCTTCATTTATTTTTTTTGAAATCAACCATTCAAGATATTTCGGACTACCACCTGTGGAAAGATGAGCTGTAATAAATAAGAATTTTTTATTATTTTTGTTATTTGTAAAAATAAAATCACAAATTGCGCTAGGTTCTGGATGACAATCAAAATTTGATTTATTTTCTAAACAATTTATTAATGGAGGTATGCCTTGTATAGTTTTCCATTCTTTTACTCCATATTTGATATCAGAAGCGCAAAAAATACCGCACGGCCCACTGATGTAAGTGTATTTATATTCTTGGCTATTTTTTCTAAATGGAGCGCGTAATTTATTGTTTATTGATGAGCCAAGTTGTATGATGTGTGTGTCAGTTGTTCCAGCTAAATGCAATAAACCAGAATCCATTGTTATAAAATATTTAGCTTTGTTTATAACATGCCAACACTGCGAAATATCTAATTTATTTGTAAGATCTATGCCAATAGTAAAATTTAAATTTTTTGTCGGCTTATCAACATTGTAAAAACCTGTTTCATGACTATTTTTTCCAATAAGAACAACAGGTATATTTCTTGAATTTAATAAATCAATCAATCGTTGCCAATTTTTATCAGAATAAGTTCTTGAAGGCCATGTGTTAGCGACATGTAAACAAATATAATCATTTGGTAAATTTTCTATTGTTATAAAATCATTAGAAACATAATCATATTCCATTTCTTTATCACTTAGCATGAAACCTAGATCGATAGCATGATATTGGCGAATATCTATTGTATTATGTTTTTTTTCAACTCCGTAATCATTCTTTTTGCCGCCAACTCCGAGAAATGTGTTAAATATTTCTGAATAAGAACTTTCATCACATTTATCATTAAATTTATATATCTTATCAACGTATTTATTTTTTATGAAAAGCTCTGGATGATACGTGATAATATCTATTTTTCTGTTATAAGATTTTGATAATTTTCGCAACGTAGGAGTAACCGCCAAGCTATCACCAAGCGACTGAGAATGAATTTTTAAAAGATATTTATTCGTCATGTGGTTTTTCACATAATTATATTCATTGTCTGATATTTTTCCGTGATAAAAAAACAAATGTTTAAGATTTTCTGTTGATGGTATGCGACAAAATGTATCTATGAAATAATCAACATCTTTGGGCGCTTGTAAACAAGACAACATTTCAGATATCTTATTTAGAGATTTATCATAATTTTCTGTATTATATGGCAAATTAATTAATGATTGACATAGGTCATCTATGTATTCATATTTTTGCCACAATAAACAATTAGCGACTGTTTCTTCATGAAAAGGCGCATAGAATTTCCAATTATTTATAATTGTCATGTCATTGCAAATAGTTGACCATTCTTTTATAAAATCTGCGCATTTATTATTAAAGAGAAAGACGCCTGTTTGTAGATATTGTTTTCTATTATTGATATCAAATTTCAAATAATTCAAAAGATTAGCTTCTAATGTTAAATTAAGATCACAATTACCATTTATAAATGGATCTCCTTTACCATTGAAAATCATGAAATCATGACAACCTTTATTAAACAAAGGATATTCTGTATTTTTTTTTATTTTATCAAATATATTGTCGCAATTTTTTATTGCTAAACAATCTGCATCAAGATAACAAAAATTATCTTTGGCGCTAAAATTATGCAATGTATCTTCGACGATTAAAGGCTTTAAAAATACATGATGAACTTTGCAAAGATCATTATTTTCTACTGAAGACTTTATTTGAGATTTGCGGTTATCTGTTGTTATTTTTTTTACTATTACGTTTTTATATTTACAAATATAGTCAAAATCAACTGTATAAAATATAATTTTATTCGATGAAAATAAAGATAACGTTTCAAAAAGACGTTCGGCGTATTTTATGTATGTTTTGTCACAATGAGTAACATAATAATTCATGTTTTATAAAATAGATTTTAATTTATTGATATCAGCGCAAGAATGCCTAACTTCTTTTCTTGCTTCCTTGTATATTATATTATTTCCAAACTGTTTTGCTAGTGTATTTATAGAAATTGATTGGCCGGTTCCAATATTTAAAATATCATTTTTTACATCAGCAGTTAATAATTTAGAAACATAATTACATATATCATTTACATTTATAAAATCGCGAGTTTGTTCGCCATCACCATATATAATCAAAGGTTGATTATTTTTCGCGGCATTATTAAAAGCAGTAATTACACCAGCATATTCTGGATTTTGACCGTGACCATATACATTAAAGAATCGCAATATTAGATAATCTATATTCCATAGTTGACAATACATTTGTATATATTTTTCAGATGCTAATTTATCTAATCCGTATGGACTGTTAGGTTCTGTAATATCGTTTTCACTAACAGTTCCTTCTTTAGGCCCATACACTGATGCGCTAGAAGAGAATAAAAATTTCTTGATTTTATGAACGTGGGCGGCTTGCAATAATTTCACAGTCAAGAATGTATTGTTGCCAAAACTATTTATCGGATCTTCAAATGATCGCGGCACACTAACCATACCTGCGAGATGAATAATGACATCTGTATCATTAAGAAAAACATCGTTAACGTCAATATCCAATATATCTATTATTTTTTGTTTGTCAGCTGGAAGTTCGGGGCTGCAAATTTTATCTAAATTATATATATCGTGTCCATCATTTAATAACTTTTTTGTGATATGTTTGCCGATAAAGCCGCTGCCGCCAGTTATAAGTATTTTCATGTATTTTTATTATAAAATTGGTTCGTATTTTTTTTACATAAATAATAGGATTGGTGGCAGATTTTTTTTGTTTTTTTTTGATAAATAGGGGGGTATGCATATATATTAATTATATGGTTGTATGATAAAAAAGAATGATAATGATATGGGTTTGTATATGTTAGATAATGTGTTAAATAAGAATAAAATGAGATAGAGATTGAGGAAAAGCTCCCCCCACCTTGATGCAACAAATGTCAAGTAAAAAAATTTCAAAAAAATGGGGGGGTATCGCAGCCCCCCCCCCCAGGCTGGTTGGCACGATTCCTGCCTAGCAAGTGTTGTGCCAAGCTAACGAAAACCAGGTCGAAAGAAAGTTTAAGAAAGTTGTGGACAGAGAAAGCGCCGATGCCCTACCTTGTACGCATGACGAAGAACAAGTTCACGGTGGTTTCTAAGGTTCGCGACTTCTCTGGCCGTTGGTCCATGCGCTACCGTGTCGAAGGTGCAGACCGAGATGAGGTGGCTTTCGGCAAGTCCGAAAAGCATTGTCTTTTCATCATCCTCAACCGTGTCGGTGCGATTCGTCCGACGAATCCGACGGTTTCCTACCTGCCGCCGAAGCGGTCCAACAGCGGACGGAGCTTCATCAACAACAACGGTTTTCTTTGCGAAGAGTGAAGAAAGTTGTGGACAGGAATCACCCTTTGCCCTACCTTTTCAACATGACGAACGACTTCGCCAACATCAGCGCCGAATCCGACCTTCGCGACCAGATCGCCCTCCGCATCGAAGACTTCACGGGACCGCTTCCCGCGAGTTGGGGCGGCACCTCGATGGAACTCACGGAGGCCGAAAAGGCCGAGGCGAACGCTCGGTTCGATGAACAACACGACTCTTGGATGATGTCGCTTGTCGGCACTATCTAACAACACAGCACAACAACGTTATGCAATACAACTACAAATTGGACAACGACACTCGTTTTACTATTGTTTTCAATCTCAAGCAACGGTTGCAACAGATTGACGCTCTGTTAAACGAAGCTAAAGCTCTTAAGGTGGAGAGCGCTGTGTCACACTGGGCAACCGAGAGCGACAGTCTTAACAATGCAATTAAGACGTTGGAGAATCAAACAAAAGCGCAATACTAATACAACATGATAACACTATCAGAGTATCTTGCTAAACATAATATCCTTATCAACGAAGATACTGTTGTTGAATATCATTTGATAAACGATCCTGACCACGAAGAGTACAAAGACACTATGTACTTTCCTGGTTTTACTGGAGAACAAATTTTTATTGATGAACAAGATAGGCTTGTAATAAATACAGAGTTTGATGATGGCGGCGTCAATGACATAAAGATACCATTGTCACATAAAGGAGAAGATAATGATGGATTTGTTATTGAACTAATTGGAGAGTCAGTAAAAGTTAGTATTCTTATCGTAATACAATAAGGCACAGCAAGAACCGTGCCAACCCACCTTGGCACGGGATCTGCTCCCCCCCCCCCCCCCCCGGGGGGGGGGGAGGGGGGGTATCCCCTTGGGATACCCCATTGTACCCACGCCCCGCGCACGTTGTCAATGCTTTTTTCAGAAAACTTTTTTTCTTTTTTCTGCTTTTTTTTCTTGCG